CACTTCTCCAGGAATTCTTCACTGAACTGCATTAGCTGGCACTGCCTTGGCCTTGCTAGGCCGGCCACGTTTTGGAGCAACTGACACCACCGTGGTGATTGGCCCCGGTTGAACAATCGGTTGTGTTCGCACGTCTGGATGCATGCGTTGAGCGTCTTTTTTCATTCTAGCAGCCTCGGCAATCATGCCCTTGGCTTCAATTTCCATGCGTTTGGCTTGACTTAGTAAGTTAGCTGCAATAGTCTTGTCATCCAGTGCGCCATCAGTTGACACAAGAGCAGCAACTGGTTCAGGTGTCAATCGTTCTTTACCGCGTTTGAATTCGGCCTCAGCTTTGCGCTTGGTAGCTGGATCAACGATACCAGTATTCCTATCAAGTTCTCGCAAACGTTTTACTGCGGCTTCACCGGTATCCATTTCTTTAACAATACGATTTAACTCGTCCAGTTTAACACTACTATTATTGGTAGGAGTAACAATAACTTGGCTGGTAGGCACCTTCTTGATCATACCTTCGCGGTGCAACGCCTCCAATTGTGGTCTACCGTCGGGTAAAATTCCTCGATGCAATGCTTCGGCTAGATTGGTAGCCTGTTGCCCCACTGGACTCTCTAATGTTCGCATGATTGAGTCATGAATATGAGTAGGCAACGTTTCGGGATAGATCACAAGGCACATGTGATCCTCGTTTGGAACTTCTCTAAATAAAATTGCCACCTTGCGGTCTCCGTGTCTACCTATATGCTTTATCATTTTAGTTTCCTTTAAAGGGTGGCCTGATTGGCTGCGTTTGCCTGGGCCTGAGCAGTCTCAATAAAGAGATTGATCTTGTTATACAACTCACCAACCTGTTGCATTTCGGGTGCTTTAAATGTACCACGATTGCAAGCTGCTTCGATTATGTTCTTGATAGAAACCATATCTGTGATTGTTAGTTGTGGATTTTCCATGCAAATATTTAACAAAAAAATCTCTGTCAATTATTTTTATGCTTGTGCTTTTTTCTTAAAAGAGGTTCAATATCGTTATTATAAATCTGTTCCATAGTTTTGTAAAGCATTATGGCATCCTTTGTTGTCATACCACTGGTCCAAGATGGGTCACCATCTTCTTTCCGCAGCCCATAATCATGTCTGTATGTCATGCACATACTGTGGATAATTTCTTCTCGAGTTTTCATTTCAATCACGTATGCCATTGACAAAACTGACCAGTCATTTTTGCCATTCCTTTTGTGCTTTTTTGGCTTCTTGTATAATTTTCTTTGCCGTGATCCAGATGGGGCCGGCAAACCATCCGATTACCGCACCCCATAACAGCCAAGTCAATTTAACTAAGAATAAATCCATTATTTGGCCTCTTCATCATAGTATGCATGTTGCCCCCAGGGTGGAACAATTGTGGTGGTGCCATGCAAAATCCAAACAGTATCTGCATAATTCTCATCACCCCAGGACCCACCCGGGTAGCCATCTGTAAACACAACCAATCGCTTGGGTTCAATCTCATGTTCTTTGAGATATTTAAAAATGCACTCAAAGTCAGTACCGCCGCCACCTTTAACTTCGTAGTCACAAATGTCATCCAAATTGTCCGAGTCGTACTGAGCAGGATTGTATGCTGCTGTATCAAATGTAATTACATGAATCTTGTATGCTGGAAACGAATCCATAATGCCTTGGATCTCGCTCATAAACTCCTTGAGCATAATCTCCGAAATTGATCCTGATGCATCCAATGCAATAGCAATATCAATCATGGGATCCAACTTCATTCCAGGCATTACAGCATCCATATGCCAGCCCTTGCGGCTGGCTCGCATCCAGGTAAAGTCAGATTTGATAGTAGACTCCAACTGCATGCGAAGCAGTTCACGCCAGTTCATTTGGGGCTCTGTCAGATCCTTAATCAGTCTTTTAACTCCTGCTGGCAAGTTTCCGGCACCATCTGTGGTAGCAGCAGCCGCTAGCATGGCTTCTTTGATCTCGTCCTTAATAGCCCGACGATCCTCGTCTGACAGTTTAGGCCGACCTTTACCTTTTTTATCGCCGTCTTCGCCGTCTTTACCATCATCGCCGTCACCGTCCAGGTGCTCATCAATCATTTGATCCAACAACTTACCGATGTCAATTTTGTCTGCCTTTTCGTACAAGATATCGTAAATTTCTTCAGAGCTCATGCCGTCGTATTTGGCATCATACAGGCACGGTACAGTGGTAATCTTTTCACCTACTTTGTGTTTAATTAAATCGGCGTTGACACAGTAGTCTGCGGCAATGTTAAACAACTGAGGATTGCGATCTCCACACCGGCCAGTATGATCATATACACAATGCAATACCTCATGTCCAAACAAGAATTCAATTTCTTTGGGACGTAGCATTTTAATGAAACGGCTATTGTAGTAAAAATTACGACCATCTGTTGCAGCGGTGCCGCACCATTCGTCTGCGTTGACCAGTTTGAGCCTTGTGGCCAAATTACCAAAGAACGATGCTTTGAGCAACAGTCCCACTCGAGCAGTAATTAACATTTCTCGAACTTCGCGATCCTCTTTGGCCACAGTAGGTCCCAACAAATTCTTAAATTTATCGGCCTCTTTTTTGTTGGCAGTGCCCACAACTTTGGCGTGTAACACGGTTGGATTAAAATGTAGCACGGGACTGTTCCTTTATTGTATTAGGCCGAAGCCTGCAAGATGTACTTGCCAAAACGTTGATGGAACTCATCAAAGTTCTTGAGCTTGGTAGGCAGGAATGGCAAGTCGTATGTGGTCAATGCAATACGAGCACCCATTACTGTTAGTTCTGTCTCAAAGTTCTTCATCATGTAGCCTAAGAAGTTATCGGCCATATTATGAAACTTCTTGTCTTCCACTTTGTTCTCAACTGCGGACTTGAGTTCATAGCACATGGAAATAACCAGGCTGTACATGGCACTGACTTCTTTGACCTTAAGGTCGGTGACTTTGCCGCTGAGGATGTCGCTTGGGTCCGGCATACGACCCGAAATCTTGCGGTGTGCCATGAACTTAACAGCAAGACCTTCGCCCACAGTACCAGCAATCAAATTCATTGTGGTGTCGTCATCACCGTCAGCTTCATCCAACAGTTGGCTTACAAAGGTCCAGGAGCGTGGGGTGGCAAAGGCACGTGAACTTGACTTGGCGTCAAAGTCATATAAGTCTTGTTTGGCAAAACTCAAATAACCCACCACATCTTTGTGGATACGATTGTTTACAGCCCAAATCAAATAAGAAGCAAAATCCACTTTCATCTCATGATGGATGAAACGGTTAGCAAGTGGTGAAGGCATGCGATAGGTAACACCCTTGTCGCTTTCACGATTGCCAGCAGCCACCATAACAACATTATTGGGCAGGCGATACTTGCCAATGCGTCGATTCAAAATCAACTGGTATGCGGCACTTTGCACGGACGGGGGTGCGGAGTTGAGTTCGTCTAGGAACAGCACTACAATTGGATAAGGTGCTGCCATTTCCTCGTCGGGCAGTTCAATCGGGGGTGCCCAATCCATCTTGCCAAGGTCTTTGTTATAGAACGGAATACCACGGATATCTGTGGGCTCCATTTGTCCCAGGCGCAAATCAATCATGAGCCCGCCAAGCTCTTTTGCAATACTTTCAACCAGTTCACTTTTGCCGATACCTGGAGGACCCCAAAGGAAAAGAGGACGTTTAACTTGGAATGCCTTGAGCAAGCTCTTGCGGGCCTGGGTAGCGGTAACGGTGCGGGATTCTGTCATGGCCTGTGTCCTTTGGGGGTTAAAAATTACTTACTAAGCTTCTATTGTAGCAGAAGTTGAATTTGTGGTCAACCAAGGGTCTGACTCTTTTTCCGTGTCGGCAATGTTGTAGACCCACTCAATTGGTACTCCTAGCAAGCAAGAAATGGTGTTGGGGCGAAACCCTTCATCTAGCATTTGGTGGATTTCTAAAGATAAGTCGCTCATTTTACTCATTTTGAGTGCCTTTGTGTTTGAGGTGCCGAATGTAACGGATTTTAGATTGAACTTTTTTTTGCTTGAACGGTGTTCCAGCGCAGAATAACACGTGATGTGCTCGAGTCTTTTTAAGTTTCATACCAGTAGTATAACACACCGCTAATTAGCGGTCAACCGATAAAACTTGTCTATTTTTTAAGCAAAATATAGTGTTGTTTTAATGTAACATCACATGGTAGGACCATTGCCGCTCTTGAAGCCGATATGACCGCCTTCTGCTTCAATGCGTTTGATAGCATCTTCAAACAAGATGGGTGCAAAATCGGTTTGCTCAACACAAGCACACCAGTACCGCGGATCAATGTCATTACTGTACAAGATTTCTCCAGTTCGAGCATCCACTCCACGTGCCTTTTTAACACGACTGGCATGCAAGTGTCCGTGAATGTTTACACCAAATCGACCCAGGCTAGCCTCATGCACAGGAATATGGCTCAAGATCATTCCATTCATCACATGGTATGCTCGCAACTCACGGAAGTACATCCGGTACTCGTGATCTCTAAAGACGTCGTGATTGCCACGGATCAACACCTTGTCGCCGTTTAACCGTGACAGGGTTTTCAATGCTTTGCGATTGATCACCACATCGCCTAAGTGATAAATTTTATCTGTAGGTTTTACTCGTTCATTCCACCGACGAATCATTTCCTCGTCCATCTCGTCGGGATCAGACCAAGGTCGCAATTTTACTGTGTTGTCATCTGGATGCGTAAATTGGCACACTCCAGCATGACCAAAGTGTGTGTCGCTGATTAAAAATACACTGGGCATATAACACTTTCTTTTGAATTTAATTTTGGTTACGGCCCATCACAATAAAAAACTTGTAAATTTTTATGTAATTGTAAGAAACTGGCAGGCACCAGGGCACTAGGACAGTCCCACATGGCTTGTTTCAGGATATTCAATTTTTTATAACCTTGTACCAGCAGTACAACTTTGCGAGCCTTGAGGATGGTAGAAATTCCCATGGTCATTGCTTGAGTGGGACAAGGGTGGATTTGGCTGTTAATTTCCCGTGTCTGCGCCGATAGATCGACTATTCTGGTAGTAGAGTCAACTGTAGATCCAGGTTCATTAAATGCTATATGGCCGTTGTGCCCCAAACCCAATATTACTAGATCTAATCCGCCGTGATTGTATATGGTTGTATCGTAGTGGGGATTTATTGTAGGGAAGAATATATTTTTTTGATCAATATTAACCTGATTGTGTAGATGTGTTTGCATGTATTGGTGAAGACTTGTGGGATGATCCGGTGACAAGTCCATGTATTCATCTAGATTGAATGTTGCAATATCAGTCCAATCCAAGTTTTTTTTCACAAGATAATAATACATGCCCAGTGGTGTTATGCCAGTAGGCAGTCCTAGATTACATTGATATTGATCCCGTGTGTTGTGAATGGTATTTTCAATAATATCTGCAGCCATAGCAGACATAACATCATAATTTTTCACATGATTTATTACTACCATGCTCACGGATATTTGTTTTGATTTTTCTTATGCACACGCCGATCCTCATTGGTATTTTTGTATAGATGATCACGGCCGATATGACCTTGTTCTATTTCTAACAATGCAGTGACCACGTGTCCGTGTTTGACGTTGATTTTAGGAACATGCCCACGGCTGAGTTCTCGTACTCTGGCGCTGGCTATCAGCACTAAATCGTAACGATTGCCCACAGCAGACACTGCTGCTTGACTGGTTAAACCATTGGTTGGATGCTGGAGCATATATAATCCTTTGAAGTTAACTGATATTATACAACAATTGCAATTGTCAGTCAAGCAAATTGGTCACAAGCTTCTAAATCTATCCGCGGCATATGTGGCTGCAAATGCTTGGGGTTTGACAAATGGTATGACATTGCAAGTGCCTTTGATGTAGCCAATTGCTTGACCAAGCACACAACTTGAGCCGTGAAGTTCATCGGGATTGATATCGAGATGGACTTCGACCAGTCGATCTTCCAGCACTTCGGCCAGTTTTAAGTACAGCTCGCTGACTTTATAGACTTCGGTCATTAGCCGCATGGCTGGGCGTGCGGCTTTTTGATCATAGTCGCGCTCACGATGCACTTCTCCAAACAGTTTGCATCCATTATTACCATTGATGTGTACTACAATAGCCAACACATAGTCAGCATACCATACGCCATCAATTTTCATTCGTTCGGAGTCACATCCCAGATAGATTTTAGTTTCTGGTGATTGTGATTGAATAAACAATTGAACTTCATTGATATTTATTTTTTTCATAATATTAGTTGGTCATGTAGCACCAGAGCACTACATAACTATTCTGTTGAAATAAGTGTGACAGTTAGTCCTGAGTGGACTCTGATTTGCTGCGACTGACCTTGACCATCGATGCCAACTGAGCTTGTATCATTATTGATTTCCAAGCATCGCGTTGAGATTGATCGGTAAATTTGCCCAGGGCCAATAATGTTTTGGTTGGTTTACTCAGTTTAAAATTACTTGTTGGTTTCATATAGTTTCCAGTTGACATATTTATAAGCACAATTGAGGGGTGAGTAAATACTCATATGCTTGTGCAAAAAGAACGTATACCGTATCATTTACGCCGAAGAGTAATCGAACGTGATGGTGTGTATTGTGTTTATTGTGATGATGACCTATCTGACAAAGAAATACATATGGATCATGTGATTCCAGAATCAAAAGGCGGCAAAACTAATTATGCCAATTTACAAGTAACCTGCCGTAAGTGTAATCTGACCAAGGGTGTGTTGACCGAATCGGAATTTATAGACCGATTGAGAAATCGAGCATTAAATATATTAAACAGACTTGGAGCGGGATAACAACTGGCTCTACTGCCGGGCCCGCATCAATTGTTATGTTGACTCAAGCAATTGGGACATACCAACATGAGATTGTGTGTGTCATAGTTGTTTGTATTTTGATCTCGATGATGTAATATTAACTTCAGTGGTTTATTGTTGTAATCAACAATGCCACAGCATTCACATGCATATTCACGAACTCGAGGTTTTTCTTCCGCCGCAACCACAGGGTCAGGGGTCACTCCCGTTCGTAACTTTTCTAGTCGTGCCAACTGTAATTCAATGAATGATTTTTGTGATTTTCTGTTTTGTTCGCTGACCGAGCACGGGACACTACAAAATCCTGGTGTTATTTTATCTTGTGATCTTAGATAAACTGAATTACAATGTTGACAAAAATACGTGTGTGACATAATTTATTTAGTTTTAACTCTATGTCAACTCTTGTTTGAAATCTGCATGGTATTTTGGATCTATTTTTTTATAAACAAAATTTGCAAAACTCGTGTGCGCCGGTAAAAAATAATGTCCGCACTTGGTTTTGTTGAACTCTTGGGCAACTGACCAGTTGGAAAATTCAGTCTGATTCACAGGGCGATAAACAGAATTAGGAAATTTATATCCTTGTACACATCCAAAACTGTCAATGTTGATTACTGGAATCTTTTCCTGGGCTGCCATTGTGTTTAATGCCAGTATATTTTTTAGCTTGTTCATGCGCCCGGTCCGGGGATCAGCATGATGAGTGATCCATTGTTTTTGATATAATATTACATTGTTGAAATTGTCAATGGGCTGGCCAGTTAATTTTCCTTGTGGGATAATTTTATCCGGGATTACCTTTGTAAAAGTGATCTTACCACCAGCGAGGCCAAGCCAGTTGCCTTCCTTGTCATCCCAAATTTCTGTTCGATTCTCCCCAGTCCAACATGCTATCACAATATCAGGTTTTTCAAAATCCTTGTATGGGTTAACCAAACTTTCAAAAATTCTAAACATAGCATCATTACTACCACCAGAGATGCCATGATTCACAGGATCATATCCCAATAACCTTGCCAACTGTGCTGGGTAACTCATGAAATAACCATAATAATCTTTATGGTAATCTAATAAATCTACGTCAGGCTCGTCTGCCATCTCGGCGCCAACTGCATGACTACAGCCGAGTATGAGTGCTTTTTTCATAAAAATATTTATATAACTAACTGGCGGGTCTAGTAGTAATTGACCCACTGCATGACAGGATCAAACTCTGTTGCCTTGCCCAGATTTATGGGGTTTGTTTGGTGGATGTAAGTAGATTCGAACTACTGACCTGCCGCATATGAAGCGGATGCACTACCGCTGTGCTATACATCCCGAATATCATCGACTAAATATTTGAATGAAACATTGGCAACCGTATGTTAAAGCTGGCTGGGAAATTGTCATGGAAGCCCAGGGCAAAAGCCAAATATTTCTAGAATCTGATGTTGAAGCTTTTCTTGTACATGTCATAGCAAGAACAATAGATAAAACCAACATTTGGGATCAACCAATTGCAATACGTGTGCTCACTGCCCAGCAATTGTCAGGCAAGACTCGGGCACTGGCATTGCAAACCATTGGCGAAGAATGTTTGTTTATCAATGGCTGGCAAATAAAACAACAGCGTTGGCCCACAAAAACTTATTTTGTAGACATGGGAGAAATTGCGTTTGGACTGGCCAGTACCAGCACTCGTCCGGCTGATAAATTATTAGAGCTTGCCGGTGATAATTTTCAATTGATGAGTTCTGTGCTAAAAACAGCACAGTTATTGCATACAAAATGGTAGGCCTGCTCGGTAACGCTCCGAGTTAGTCGGATTAAAAGTCCGATACTTCACTTTAAAGTTTCAAGCCCGTATTGGTCCACGCTCTGAGAATCGAACTCAGTTAGTCCGGTTAAGAGCCGGGTACTTCGCCACTAAAGTTTAGCGTGGTTGGTCGTAATTAATTTGATTTAATGTGCCAACCAGGACCAATACGGGGTCTAGATTGACACTAACGTTTAGCACGTTTCATATCATTTTCCTTTGTTAATATCTTTTTTGTGAGCCCGGAGGCCGAAATCATTAAAAGCACAACCACAGTTGGTTGGCCACAGTCAGCAAAAATTCAGGTTGGGTGTAGAGTGAAAACACCAGCATCAGCACAGCCGGTGCTACTAAAAGAAAAAATACCATACAGCCAATCCAACTAAAAATAAATCAGCACATATGCTCCATACAATATATGCACGGAACAACCAAGGAGCAGCGATTTTTACATATCTCATATTTTTCTCCTGGTTGATTGGTGCCCCATCTCAGATTCGAACTGAGAGCCAACTCCTTTTGAGAGAATCCGCACTACCAATTAGCGTAACGGGGCATATATAAAAACACACTCAAGTCCGCGGCACGGAAGGCACTATACCCGCGATGGTCTAAGACCAGGCCTAGTGTGTTTTTATATATGGTGCTCTTACCAAGAATTGAACTTGGAACTCGGCTTTACCAAAGCCGTGTAATGCCACTTTACTATAAGAGCAAACAAATGGTGCCGCCTCCAGGTTTTGATCCTGGTTCTCTAGTGCTTCAAACTAGCGTAATAACCATATCTACAAAAGCGGCTGGTACCCCCGGCAGGTAACGCTCCTGCGACTCCGCGTTATCAGCACGGTGTTATACTTTTTAACTAAAGGGGCATACATTGTTGGCAGGGACTGAAGGTAACGCTCCTTCTCACCCAGTTTCAAAGACTGGTATCTGCTCTTATCGATTTAATCCCTATTTTATCTCGATCTTGTTTGGAGCGGCTAACGAGGTTCGAACTCGTGACGTCTTGCTTGGCAAGCAAGTACTCTACCAACTGAGCTACAGCCGCATGATATTGGAATGAGGAGTGGGATTTGAACCCACGAACAACAGTTTTGCAGACTGCGCCATTAGACCACTCTGGAATCCTCATATGACTCTGGCGTACCCTCACGGCCTCGAACCGCGAACCTTTGGTTTTGGAGACCAACGCTCTGCCAATTGAGCTAAGGATACATATTTGGCGGAAGACGGAGGAGTCGAACCCCATCCCTGTTAAGAGAACCTGGTTTTCAAGGCCAGTCGCAGGACCATCCCCGCTGCATCATCTTCCATTATTCTTTATTGGGGTGAAGGACGGGGCTCGAACCCGCAACCACCGGAATCACAATCCGGGGCTCTACCATTGAGCTACCAACACCATATAGAAACACACTGTGGACCTTGAATCCGCGATAGCCCCATCTTCATGGCACTTCTCGACACGCCGCGGGCTAGTCGAGTTCAGTGTTGTTCCACTGTAGCTATGCAATGTGTTTTTATATAATAACCATATAGGAACACACCGCTGTTGCTACATCACAGTACAGGCTGATCGGACCCCTTACCGATGTGTTTTTATATGGTGCGTCTGGAGAGATTTGAACTCCCAACCTTCAGTTTCGAAGACTGACTTTCTATCCAATTGAATTACAGACGCATTGTTTGGTGCCCCACGACAGAATCGAACTGCCATCACAGGATTACAAAACCAGTGTACTACCATTGTACTAGTAGGGCTTGTTGTTGGTCTCGGTAGCAGGAATCGAACCTACGCTCCTGCGTCCCAAACGCAGAGTGATACCATTTCACCATACTGAGATATTGATTGGTTGCGGAGGCAGGATTCGCACCTGCGATCTCCAGCTTATGAGACTGGCGGGGACGACTGGACTCCCCTACTCCGCGATAATATTTATGGTAACATTGTCACCATAGAAAAACACATTCATTTCCTGACTTTACGGCGGTAGTGCCCTACTCTTTGCGATAGCCCCTGCGTCCAGTTGCCAGGTATCGTAATTGCCGTTGAATGTGCTTATCTATGGTAGGACGTGACAGGTTCGAACTGCCGACCTTCTCCGTGTAAAGGAGACCTTCTACCGCTGAATTAACGTCCCAACTATTTTTGTTATATTTTGGCTCCCCAGCGTGGGATCGAACCACGGGCCAATTGGTTAACAGCCAACTACTCTACCGCTGAGCTACTAGGGAATAAACTTGGCGGATAGTATAGGATTCGAACCTATGCGCCCCTTTCGGAGCGACGGTTTAGCAAACCGTTGCCTTAACCACTCGGCCAACTATCCTTAAAACTTAAAATCTGGAGCGGGGTAGGAGAATCGAACTCCTGCCGTGAGCTTGGAAGGCTCTCGTTCTACCATTAAACTAACTCCGCTTTATCTCTAATATGTTCCCAAGTTAATTCTAACTTAGACAACATATATATTTTAACATTATTTTGTGCAGAACACAAGATAATTTTATTCAAATCTTTTGTAATCAAATAATCATTTTTAGGATCTAAATAGATATCATATTCTGGCAAATAAAAATCTGGAGTATAATGTCTCTGCTTACCAGTAGAATCTATCCACGGCATTCTTTTCGGACGATTCCAAATTATACCGTGCTTATCTAATTCTTGTGCTACTGCTAACTCATATGACGATTCTAATATAATTCCGTTATAATTAAAAGTCTTTCTATAATTCTTGCCACCAAATTCTCTATCAATTGCTATCTTAGATAGCTTTTGCTTTGTTATTTCTGAATGACCAGCATTACCATTTTTTATTCTAGTTGCTGAAGCCATTTGTTTTTGTGCTAACTTTGGACGTGATTTGAAGAACTTACTATTTGATAAGTTCTGTTTAGTCATCCCAAACTTAGCAGCAGTTTCCAAAATAGTATGTCCGTTGTCGTAAAAACTTTGAACTTCGATCCAATTATATTTGTTTTTCATAATTGTATTTAGCTCAAGACTAAGGTATTACCACTATACGAACCCCGCATAAATTGAATTTGTTAAAGTTGTTCCACCACATTATAGGAACCATTCACCCGAATTAACAAGTCCGGACGGGATTCGGTACGTCACTTGGGATACCGGTCCAGCTTGCAACCTTCTGCCCATGGACACTACGTGCCCAGGTGGGAGTCGAACCCATTGCCTTCTACTATTTTGGTTGTTCGAACAAACCTAGATAGCGTGACTTTCTCTTGCTAACACTCTAACAAAACTTGGTGGACCGACGGGGGATCGAACCCCGACCCGAGGCTTGCAAAGCCACTATGCTCCCATTATCACTATCAGCCCAAAAACTTGGTGGATGCGGTTGGAGTCGAACCAACAGAGCCGTGAGGCGGAAGATTTACAGTCTTCTGGGGTTACCAGTTTTCCTACACATCCATATGAAAATAAATTTGTTGTTGCAATCTCAACTTAATGTTTATCGGAGACCGACTCACTGCAACAACAAAACTTGGCGATGCGTGGGAGAGTCGAACTCCCGTCTTCGGATAGACAATCCGAGATAATGACCGTTATATGAACGCACCAAAAAAGAATGGCTGAAGCGGCCGTCTTCATTTAATGTTCTCCGCCTTGCCCTTTGACATGCATCCACAATCGCGGGCTGACCTTCAAGGTCCATTTAATGCGTCCTGGCTCGGCCTTTAGAACAACCATATAGAAACATACTTTTAAACCTGTCTTCAACGCTTAGTCGTTATCTCCCTTTACTAAGAGGGCGATTGGTAAGTATGTTTTTATATGGTACTGCTACGGGGAGTTGAACCCCGCTTACTAGGTTGAAAACCTAGTGTCCTAACCGATAGACGATAGCAGTAAAAAATTACAATCAAATTTTTAAAGAACCTTGTTGCAACTGACTCTATCGTTTGTTGCTATGTGTTTATTATAACACCGTTTTGATTGATTGTCAAGCACTTGTTGTGTCTACTAGCAACATGCTACCGTTTCCAAGAACCACTTCAACCAATCTAAGTATGTATTATATACTAACCACCATTTGGTGTCAACCCGTTTGTTGTTGTATTTTTGCAACAGATTTAAAATTTGGTGCCCTAGGGGAGACTTGAACTCCCAAAACCTGGTTTCTAAGACCAGTACGTATGCCAATTCCGTCACCAGGGCATTATAGTCAATTATAGACAATTATAGACAATTATACACACTCTGTCGAATGTGTGTATCAAAGCACTCTACATGGATGAACCCACTGGTCTCCCGACGGATAGAGAGTGCTTTGATACGCTACGATCTTTCATCTCACACAAGAGACTCCATCCCGTAGGCCGCCCGTTTGCCCATGTTTAAAGTGCAGGCCAGGTCCTCGTTACCCGTACACACTATATGTCCACAAAACAAAAAACCCTGGGGTTTTTAATCCCAGGGTCCTTGAAGTTTGGTAGTCAATTGTTATTAACTATTATCTTCTTGGACCCTGCGAATACTATTCATGCCAGCATCGCCATGCGACCAGACTGGAGCCTGGAAGCGCATGGGTTTTGTTAGCAGTGAATAAGTTTGTGTTTTCATCTTAGTTTCAATTATAGTTTATTTATCAATTGTTGTCAACCAGGATTGGCAATGTTGGATAGATTGTGTAAAATGCCAGGGACCAAAAGAAAAGGCCAATTTCTCGGCCTTTTTCTTTGATAGTTCCGGTTTAGAAACGATGTGTCAGGCCCACACCCATTTGCTTGGTGTCTGCACTGTTGACATTGCGATAAGCAACACTGATGGCAGTATTCTTGCTCAAGGCATAATCGGCGCCCAGGTTGTATGCTTTTACATCTCCAAGCGATCGAGTGCCGTAACTGACTTTTGTAGTCACCGCGCCACTGACCCACGCTGCCCCAATCAATGCACCAGTGCTTTCCACGGTGTTGTCCTTGTCCAAACTGTAACTAACATGTGCTTTCAGCCCTGCTAGACCAGATTGTGCAGCAACCACTGTGCTTCGTGATGTACCAGATTCAAACACAGCCACTGTGGCCTGTACAGGTCCCACTACACCTACTGCACTATATGATAGTGCTTCGGTTCCCACTGTAACTGTGCGATCAAGTGAACCACTGAAATTGCCCATGCCAGTGGTTAGAAACACAGCATCACCGCTACGAATAGTTCGTAGACTATGCACATCGCCTGCAATAGAACCATAAGCAGTTCCAAATACATCATTGCCAGTTATGGCCAAGAAATGACTGTTGAATTTACGGCCAATATCAATGGACCCCAATCGAGACGAAAGTCCTACAGTGGTCTGACGATCCCCCAGTTTAGTTTCAGTTCCAGACACAGGGTTGGTGGCAGCAACACTGGTTTCTACCACAGCACGGGCAGTCAAGCCCCCACCCAGTGACTCAGCTGCTGAGATACCAACTCTACTGCTATCACTTTTCATAGTTGTGGTACTAGACCCAGCCAGGCTGGTGTTGTCTAAAAACGGTCGTAATTGACCACTTAATGTGACCTGTGCCGACGCTGTGATAGATACCACGGCCAACATTGTCGCAATTGCGATTTTCTTCATAAAATTTTCCTTTAGTAAAAAAACCAACTTTCGTTGGCTGGACTAATACTTAGCCCTGGCAATTGATTGCTGGCTATTTTTGATGGAAAACTCAATGAAATAGGCTCCGAGGAGCCTATTGCTATTTTTGGTTACAAGGTATGTCTTATCCTAGGTAGCCTTTATAAGAATTCAGTTGTTTAATTTGAATCTATCTTTAGGACCTAACACTCTCATGTCGTGATACATTGGATTTTTTACAGGTTTTCCTGTTTCATTACTGATATAAAAACTAATATTATTTCCAGTCGCTACTAATGAATCCCATAACTTAGATGCGCCAGTAGTATGTGCATCTGTTACAAATACCCAGGGGCCACCCTGTAAAAAATTAGAATAAGCTAGAGTACTTACTCCTTGACGTTGTACTTCAGGTGCAAGTGCCACATGTGGAGTTACTGCTTTAATTCCTGGTTTTAATAGATTTTTAAACTGTTGAGGTTGCATTTCTATAGTGAATATACCTACACAGTTGTCAGTCTTTTTATCATATAGATAATAGTTGTGCATATCTATGCCATCAATATTTTCTTCACTATGTCTAACATTAAATTGTGTCATTGGTGTATTGACCAAATCCATATGTTTTTTGAATTTGTTACCTTGATTAATATGAGTAAGTATGTTTACTGGTCCAACAATACGATACTCGTCCACTACTTCTTCAGTGATGATTTCTTTAATGTTCACCTAGTATTTATACAAAAAGAATAGGGACCGAAGTCCCTATTGCTATTTTTGGTTACAAGGCATAAGCTGCCTCGCCAGCTGGGTGCTTACGCAGCCATTAGGAATTTTTCATCATTTGCAGATAAAGATTTTGCTTCTACGACCGAGTAGAGCGTCTTTCTATACTATGGGTATAGCGACTACACTTTGCCCTCAATCCTGCGGGTTTCACATTCCCGAGCTGTCCACTTGTTTACTTGTTGCCCTGTCGAAACTATGCAGGCCCATCAAAAACACACCAGAGGTCTTTTTGCAAAAATACTCCCAGTCCAATGTGTTTATGGTGGACCTGGGGGGATTCGCACCCCCGTCCAGAACACTTTTCTATCCGCTTCATACAGCAATAACTTCAAACACTATATGGTATATCTGCACTTTTAGGTTTCCCTAGAGTAATCTGGTGTACCAGCTCTGAGATTTGATACAATCTAATCTTCTATAGTATAGACTATTATTTATCATAACCAATACACTTCAAAAGACAATTTTTATATCTTTAATATTGTTGCTAATAGATTGTATATACGCTTTTGACTGTGGCAAATCTAACGATAATATATCATTGTTTATTTTAATTATTGCATTTGTCATGATATCATCTTTCTGAATAATATTAAATCGTCGATTTAATTCTTCAAAATGTTCTTCGTATTTCTTAGAACTTATATTTCCGCTTGGTATACGAAAAATTACATCTTTGTATTTGTCAGTTAAATTGATTCCAGGAGTTGTATCTGGTCCGAATACTCTTCCTAAACTTTTGGTCAATCCAGTAGTAGACAGTGTTCCACCATCAATATAAACATCAATGGATCCTTCCACAATTGAAGGCAAAGCCTCAACAGCTGATTTAAAATTAACAAATGTACTATTAGGGCTGAATATTTTTGCAGCTATAATTTTAGCAGCAGTTGTGTGATATCCAATTGTTAATATTTTTTTGCTATTCAACAGTTCAGGCAAAGTGTTAAAAGAGTTTGATAATCTAGTATTAAACATGACTGGAGACTCGCAGCACATGTTAATAATAGATACCATCTCTAATTCTTTAGCGTAAGTTGGATATTGCAATCGATTAAAAAACAGTTCAGACATGCCAGCTAGGCATTGAACTGACAATTCTGGATCTTTCAACATGTCTAAAGTAGCCAATAATCCGCCAGTGCCTGATTTAATTATAAGAATCGCTTCTGAATCATATTTTTTATTATATGACTCAACCAATGCACGACACCAGGTACCGGCAACGCCGACACCAGAGTTGGTGTATATTTTAAATTTTTTAGGTATATCAGCCATTGATATGGTTGACACAATTGCTAACAGCATTACAATAATATACTTTTTCATTTATAAATTCCTTTTAATTTTTTTATATATTACGCACATCATGAGTCCAACAATTTTCAACCAGGGTGTTGATTGAAAGACTTTATCCAAATTGGCTTTGAGTAAAGGCTATTATATTTTCCAAACACTGTTGATTGCAAGTCAGATAGTATTCCATGATTGTTTAGATATTTTTTTATCAGTGAGTTTGATTGTAACTCATTGATGCCTTTTAGAAAATTGTTTGAGTTTGTTCTATTATCTAGATTATGCTCATGAAGTAAAGACAACAGAGGATTATAGGCAGGAACTAAATCTGATGATGCTGTATCAATTTGATAGGACACGTTTGCATTCGCTAATTTTTGAGTTAAACTGTTGTTGATTACCACTTCACCTCGACGGCCAATGGCCTGGGTCCATTGCATATAATCAATACCATGGTCCAGTGGGTTGGTAAAAAATGTTTTAACAGTTGTAGGTTTGATAAATGTTGACAAAAATTTAATCAACATATGGCATTGTTTAATATGCAGTGCTGGCAAATCTGGAGTGATAAAAAACATCTCAAATTTGTCTGATCCCATGAGCTGGCTATAAATATGGTCTAAAAAACTCATATACCATTGTTGGTTTATTAATAACAAGTGCGGTTTTTCATATCCAACCATCAACGCAAAACTTCTTCCATTGGCTAAATCTTGAATTTCGTTGATCAGCTGATGATCTGTTGTTATTCGTCGATATCGATAGCTAACCGCACAATTTTCATATATCCAGTTGGCATTACAAAATTCCAATGGTGATAGTGTATTACTTGCTCTAATAGAGATTTTTGTTTTGGGATCCTGATGATGATTTTTCAACCAAACTGCTGCACCTTTATCATGTCCACATGCAGGTTCCACGTAGTCACAGATAATGTGATCAATGTGAATATTATTTCTTACAAAACTATTGTAGACCAAAAAACTATCTGTGCCGCCGCTAAATGCCAATACAAGATATTCATATTTGTTTCTCAGTTGATGCGCTCGCCGGTCACACAGTTGATCAAACGATTCACTGGGTTCAATGTTGGCTAAATCAAACACTCCCGGCATAAATTCAAACTTGGGAAATTGATGATATGCGTTGGTTGCGCCGCGCTCAAATGCCAAATATGGATTGTAAATCTTTTCGTTGTTTATTGAATAATAGAAGTCATTGATCATTGAATATATATTCTGGCAGATCTCATACAATAATTTTTAGGTATTTAATTGCATGTAATTTATTCCTGGTCCTCGGGCAATACTATCCAACCCAACCGGAATAAATCTTCACGTACTTCGTCAGTCACCTGGCTTTCGCCCACAAACGCTTCAGATTCTTTTCGCTGCGTTTGCTGTTCAATTGATAGCATACTCCATTCACTGGGTTCAATTGGCTTGGTATCTCGTATGCCACTACAGGACCAATCAATGTAATCACCAGTTTCACACATGTTGGCCACAATACCCCCTGCACTGCGCCAGCTGGCACTCCAGCGTAGATCTTTCAATGTGGGCCACACTTGATTTTTTTGAAACTCATTGTTGCATATTGCAGCATACAAATTCTGAGCATACACTCGGCTGGCCTGTACCTTGTGAACAATCCATTCGGTGCTACGGAGATCATATTCCATGTTATCTTTTTGCCACTCAGGATCTACTATGTTTTCTTCGTCTTGCTGCCGAGCAGACTGGTACATGTTTAGATAGTTTTCATTGGGTTCTTTACCTTCTTCTTCACAGCGTTTGATATATCCTTGTGCTTGAAAGGTATGTCTATCGGGACTTTTTGCCGGCTTGGTCATTTGATTTACTTATGTTTAACTTGGTCTAATGTGTGCTACAGTAGATTGGCAAAATCAATATGTCCAAGCAGCCGGCATTACAACAACATACAACATAGCCGACACTATGCAAATTGGCCAGGCCACTCAGCTACCAGTTGCTTGGCACGACTGCTTGCTTGGTATTCACTCAGTGCATCACGCAATGCTTGTTCAACAAACTGGTTAAAGGTCATGTCACGTTCGTGAGCTAGTTTCATGTATTGTAACAGTTCTTCATCCGAAAAGTCAACTGGTACTTTTACCCGTGTGTCATAGTTCTCACCGGCTCGAATAGCCAGTGCTTTTTGGATAAAGTCATCATCAACCTCTAAGTCAACGTAGTCAACATTGTCCCATGCATTATTGCCTATAACACTTTTGGATTCTGCTTCCTTACGATGTTTTTCAGCATAGTCTGGATTGATCATACGATAAGCCCGATCGTTGGTATAATCGCACATGCTGACTTCGTATATCTTTTGGCTTTTGGTGCTAAAGATGATACCAAAAGTGTATCCGTCTTTACCGTGGCCACCATTCCAACTATCTAGCATATAACTATTTGGGCCGTAACAGGTCCAACCATAATCACTACCTTCGGTAATTTTATAGTCAACCAATTTCATCCATTCTTGCATCGAGATCATAATTTTGTTCCTTTAAAATAATTGGTGCGAGTACCCGGGGTCGGTTCACTTGCAAACTCACTTGGTGCGAGATACCAGACTCGAACTGGTACGCATTACGCGGCGGATTTTCGTACCACTATAGTTTTCACTACCCTTTCGGTTTGTGGTCTGGACTATACCTTGACCTTTGCTTTTGCTTTAGGTCCCTGCCGTCTAGTCTCTACACGTTCGAAAGTATTTCTACTTAGGCTTCGCTCGGTATTAGCATGTTACAGCCTTCACCGAATTTGACAGGTTCTACCATTGAGATTTCTCTCAAGGCACTCAAATTGTTCTATTCAAGTCCGCTGGGTCTACCGATTCCCCCAATCTCGCATTTAACTTCTTTGCTCTTTCATAGTTACCGCCTCTACCCGGGCAATTAATCTATTGTTTATTATCCACCTCGACCAGCTGCCTTACGCACAGGTTTGCCGCTGGCCACAGGTGGTGCTGTTTTTTTAGCAGTTTTGGAAGTCCCACCTTTTGCATCAGGATGAGCTGCTGCCTGCTTTTTCTCTAGTGCGGTTTTTACCGCGGTAATAAATGAAGTCATAAAATTCTCCCAATATTTGTTATTTAACACCTGGTCCGGCGTGACGGAATCGAACCGCCATGTACAGGGTAGAAACCTGCTATATTTTCCATTATATGAACGCCAGCAATGTTTGGTGCGACCTACTGGATTCGAACCAGTCCCATAAGAATTATGAGTTCTCGGCACTACCGCTATGCTAAAGTCGCTTGAATTATATTATATAGTATAAAATAGGTATTGTCAATTACTTATCAGTCCAAACGTGAGCCAGCGTAGGCATTCTCAATACCTGCGGCACGTAGCACTCGAACGTAGGCTTCGGCGCCTTGCTCTTTGGCTGTGATGCATTGTGTCCAGCTGCCCGAAGGATTCCACAGTTGGAGTCCGCCGCGGTATGCAGGCTTGAAGCCCACTGCCTTCAGCGCACGGCCCAATTTGGTTGAGCCTTTTTCGTTGACCGTAACCCAAGCAAAGCCGCACATGTCGCGGTCGCCGTGTTTGGCCAGGAAGTCCTCGGTGGCCTTGGCAGCCGCTTGGGTTGCTGTTTGATGTACGCCGGCCAGGTTATCTAGTGCAATCATTTCGTTTCCTTTAGTGTGTATTATAACAAGGTTTTACCAATCAGTCAACCAGCTTGCATCAACCGACGTTCGAGGGCTCAGCGCCCCGGCTTTACAAAGCCTTCCACTGCTAACTACTGCTTCCCAATTTAATCGTCCATCGGCACCCGTGGTAGGGCTTACGATGCTCATCGGCCCGACATTCTAGTGTCGGTGATCCTTGGGATAGGACTGCTAGGCCTTGACCTGCCTAGCATCAGGTTTTGATCTATGTCAAGCTGTACATTTTTGCACGTAGCAGGTCGCCTAGAGCAGGCTGATGTTCTCCTGGAACAACCACACCCTCTACAAACAGATCCACGCCTTCGCTGTAGTATCCGTTTGACTCGCCTAACCAACGCACATCCACATAGCCCTTGCGGGTAGCGAACTTGTAGAAGGTCCAAGTCACGCTCTCGTGATCTCCTTCGTCAAAGTCCACAGGAGTCTCGCCTTGAACTTGTTCAGCAACCAACAAAGGCTCGCCAACCAAATCCTGCAAGTCACCAACTATGTCGTTGATGTCTACCAACTCGCAACAATCTTGCGAGTGAGCAAACGTGAAACGTTCGCCTTGTGCAGTTACGAACATCATCTGTTCGCCGCCCACAGAGCCAGTCACTTGCACAAAGGTCTTGCCCAGCATCTGTGCCATGCCCTTTTGTGTGTCTACTATGTTTTCGTAATCCATGTCATTCTCCAGTGTAAAGTTCGTAGATGGCCTTAGCAGCCACAGGATCCAACCGGTTCAGTTGCAGAGCGCAGGCAGTCAACATCTTGTGACGGCGGGCAACCTCTGCACGGGGCAGTTCGCCATCACAGGACAAATTCTCAGGGCTTAGATCTGCATCAATCTTCTGTGCAACCCGCTGGCGACCTTGTGCAGTGGACAGTGTAAACTGTTCACCTTTGAACAGAGCATTCCATTTGTTGGCCTGCTCTACATACGCCTTTAGTTCTTTCATCGTCTGCTCCTGGTTTGTTTGTTTCATGTGTGTATTATAGTGCCTTTTGGTTTACCGGTCAACCAATTTACACAACTCCACGGGTATCAGTATTCAAATTGGGTTTGAGAGTGCGTATCAGTGCTCGCTCTGCAATGTGAGCCTCAGTTTTGCCACGCACCACTGCAACAATACGATATTGGAAATTCTCAGTGCCACGAGCACGAATTGCTTCGTACAAACTCCAGGACTTGTCTTCGCTACGTGAGCGATAGATGTGTTTGTTGATGCGGGTGCGAACACTCTTTAAAACAGTGCTCTGAGTTTTGGCAGTCACACCAATATAAAAGTCTGTGCCGCTCTCAATCCGGTAAATGATGTGAGTACGATCAGTACGTTTTTTGCGGGGTTGCTTTTTAATTTCCATACTAGTATTATAGCAAATTGGACAATTCCGGTCAACCGAATCCACAGTGTCAGTTGGCAAGTGCTTACTAACTTATTAGGCAAGTGCTTACTAACTTAGTTGTTGTATTTCTGCAACAAATGTGTTAATACTGCGGGATTATTATCGAGATAATCCACGTATAAATCGTTCGATATCTCCGTACAATGACATCATGATTGCTTCTTGACTGCCAAATAATATTAGTTTGGGTTGTTTTCCAGGTTTGATATAATATGGACAAGTGAGTTTGTTATTAAGTGTGATCAATTGATTGGGTTTGTTTGGCATACTCGGCGGTACTTCAAATTCATAATACATCACGCCCAACTGATTGAATATGTCAAACCCCTGCATACTCAATCGCAATCCACTCACGGGCCTGATATCTTGCCACCAATCCTGTATGGCCAATTCTACTGTAGGGTGATTGTCTGGCAACTGGGCCAGCATCTGCTGAGTAAACTCAAGTTTAGTTGTCATTGGGGAACACTTGTGCCCCTTGTGTTAACAATACCACTGTGAATTTGTCTGTTTTGAACTGACTGTTGAGTTTGCGGGCCAAATTGATAGCATGACCTTTGTTAGAAAAACTGACCTTTTTGTACTTGGGTCCAGGGTACTGTGTGAGCATGTGAGAAGTCTTGAGATTGATGGCTGTTGAGTTGTAAAAAACGGCCCACACTCCATCAGCAGCCAATACTTGTTCAGTCTTGTAAGTTTGTTTGTTTATGTGTTCAATTAACACAGTGGGTTTTGGACGACTCATTCATTAAACTCCTACATTTATTTATCCAAATGCAGCAGTTCAAAATGTTCCGCCAGTGAGTTCTATCTTTATGACCTCGTCTGTTTTGCCATCTGTGCGCAATTGTTCCAATACCAATAGTAATTTAGTAATGTCAGCATGTAGATCTTTGGCATCTCTGAGACTCAAAGTGACATCTCTTCCGCCGCGACTTTCCTGTGCTTTGATCAAGTCAATAAAGCGATTTATGTGCAAACTCATATGAGGTATTTTTTCAGTTCGGGCGGGGTCCATCCAATTGGTTTGAGCACTTTGCCATCTTCACGTTTGCGTACTTTGCCAGTTTCTTGATCAATTTTTGCAAAGTTAGTTGCCATAACTTCTTTCCATGCACCTTCAGCATCAGCACCCATGCTATGTATTGCACCAATAGTAACCACTAGAATATCAACCAATGCATCTAGTTGTTCTGTAGGATCGTCTGTTAATGTTGCTTCTAACAATTCCTGATGTTCTTCGTTGATGAGATTGACATACATCAAATATTGTTTTTCATTAAAACGATCAACGCTTTGATCGCAGGCCTGCATAAATGTTGATTGATCTTTAAATGGATTCATTTGCTTGTTCTTTAGTATGGAACGGACCTTGATATGAATATCGTTCTAACACAATTAGTTTGGGATTTTGAACTGCCTTCCAGGCACGATGTTGTTTGATTGTATACCATCCGGCAGCAAACCAACTTTTGCTTTTGTTATTTTTTGTAAACAATGGCAGTTTGTGTTTGACATCCCATACAGGATTCAACGCTTGACAACCAGTATTGTATCCATGCACACAATTGGATGTGACAGCACCGGGCGATATTACAGTATTTTCAAATTCAATATCAGCTGCTTTGGCCAATGTTCGAATGGTTTCGAATCGGCTGACACTGTTTTCAATGGTAACAACATATCCAGTGTTATCTGCTATCACATTGCCAATTTTTCGATTGTCTTTTTTCAAGATCCAGAATTGATCAGCTATGACGGGTTTGGCTAGTATCATCTAATACTCCTTTGTAAGTTTCATTCATCCAACGACCAAAACTGTCAGCACTGTCGCTGCATTTGGTCAACTCATACTTTCCGCAAAATTTAAGAAAGTGACTGCCCACTTGTCCCACGTCTTTGTGAGATATTTGTTCACGTATGGCTTGATCAACCATGAGTTTGATGTTGTCCGGTTGAGCAGTGAGATCAATCAACACACGGTTACGATCATAATCATCTAACACACGATGTTCACCTCCATTGTGGTCAGACCAGTGTTGGAGCATGAGATTGTTCCAATTATATCCACGACGTTCTCTATCAGCAAATGCTTCTCGAAGACCAACTTTATTCTTGGTACCCTTTTCACGCACCCCCGGGTAGGCCGAAAACACATTGTCGCTGGTATCTCCTCGCATGCACTTTTCAAATAACAACCATGCAGGCTCGGGTGCAGTTTTGGGTAGTTTAGTTTTCTTATCTTTTACTGGGTTGTTTTTTGCGTCAAAGATGCCTTCCAGGGTGATCAATTCATCAGTGATACCATTGTATTGTTGAACGTTCGAGGCCACTAATTGCACAAAGTCTGTGTCTGAACTAACTATCACATGATCATCTTGGGGGTGTAAGGATACCCAACGTGCAATAATATCGTCTGCTTCTGCATTGGGGTGACGAATAACACTACAATTGGTTTTTGTACCCAAGTATTTAGTCAGTTCGTCGTAGGCCTCCCAAAACATTTTATCTTCTTCAGCTTCTTGCTCGGTCATTTTGCCCCGAGCAACAGCACGATTTTTCTTGTAGGGTTCGTAATAGTCCTTGCGCCATGATCGACCTTCCAGTGCGAAAATAACATGGTCTGCTTGAAATCGTTTGGCAACCTTGTTAGTTGCCATCATTGTGACATGTAGAGCAAATCCCAGTTTAGTCCAAGCATCACTAGCCCGGTGGGCGCCGTGCCGTGCCCGAAAAAACATGTTGGCAGTGTCAATTAGTAGATATTTCATCAGGATCCAGTAGTTGAGTGGTCTTGATGTATTGTAACACATGTTCTGCCCAAAGTCTATGGCTTTCGGCATCAAAATGGTAATATGCGGCATTTGCGTATGTGCCGCCGTTGTTAGTTAGCCAATTATGATAGGATTCTTCCCGAATGTATGGATACATATAGTTTTCTCCCCAATTGTGCTGATTTTGAATATCACTAAATGTACTGTGCCCACTAAAGAACAAATGACGTATGCCTAAATTTTTAAGATACAAGTGCATTTTCCAAATGTTATCATGGGCTTGCAACGTTTTAACTTTCCAATCTATGTTTATAACATATTCCTTGTAGCGTTGTTGCAACTGTGCAGGTACGGTATCAATACCACTGGCATTCACTTGATACCATTGATCTAGATGATACCACTCTTCTCTTTCCCACGTGGTCCATTGTAAAATCATAAATGTCTGATCTAGCCGGGCTGTGTTATTTTCAATCCATTCCTTGGTAATACGTATGATTCGATCGTTACTGCCACCCGAACTGGCCTCACACACTAACTTTGCCGCAAGTGAGTCTGCTAGCCGTCGACCATAACTCACAGCCAAATTAGCAGGATGCGGTTCAGTGCCACGTTGCCAATATTGTGGGTCATCCACTGCCCAAGCATGTTTAACCGCAGCTTCTGCAGCAGCAGAATGACTGCATCCGTTAACGTACAGAATCATAAATTTTATAATCCTTCATATATTGAACCATTTTTGCTGCCCAGTCTGCATGTGCTTTTGGTTCATAATGATCCAACCCGGGGGTAATTTCTTGGTAGCCTTGTTGTTTAGCCCACCGGGTGTATCCAGCCATCACAACATATGGTTCATAGTATGCATGGTTCCAGTCATTCCTGGCTGGTGGCGAACTATCTGCGTCATTTGGGTGCCCAATACGAAAATCAACGTCTACAAATGTAAATGGAGAAAATGTATTGAAAAACAAATGCGGTATATTCTTTTCTGTTAACATTTCGTGCAGGTTAATTATCTTGTTATGCCAGTAGTATCCCAACATCATCATGTATGATTGATGTTTTTTAATATTACCAATCCAAAATTCGTACCGGCCTTGAAATTTCTCAGGTGGCATAGTATCCATTCCCACACGAATACTGTTAATCTGATGAAAGCCACCATCATACCACCATTGCTCTCGTTCGTGATCTGTCCATCCAATAAC